CAGACTCGACATAGAAGCCGTTCCACTTAAATTGGTGGCGGTGTTTTGAACATACACCACCTTTGTTCATGTCAATACGATGAAACTCCAGCGCTCCATTTGCTTCCACTAACTCCGTTTGTCCCCATACTTTGCCTGCTATAGTCATACTATACCTCTTTAGTTAGGTAAATCTCCCGTCAGGTAACTATGCATGGCAGCACTCGATTGTGCGGTTTCGTAATCATTGACTTTTCCATGCTTTCTTCTCCACTCAATTGCATCATATAATGTGTTTATTTCAATACCTTCAAACTCTGTATGCATACATCCTATATTATATCCAGCTTTGAGCCAACGTAGTTGTTCTAGACCTTCAATAGTTTCTTCTTCTGGTACTTTTAACGAGGAATAATCCTCAAGGGCCTCCCTATGATACCCGTAAATACCCAAGTGATGTTTTCCGTATTTCATTCCACGACCAAACCACAGTACGCGAGTGTCTGGAACTGCACCAACAATCATTTTAACACAATTGGGGTCATTTTGCAAGTCCCTTTTCATGTTCGTGTACATGGTAGACACACTATAGTGCTTTAACTGGTGCAACGTGCTGACGATCATGTCAGCTGAAATATCTGGCATATCACCCTGTACATTAATAAGCTGGTCATACTGGGCCAATTCGGGATGACGAATAGCATCTGCACAGCGTTCAGTGCCGTTTGCGAACTGTTTTGTTTCTTCTACCAAAATATTAGAAGGTGTTTTCATTACCTCAGCAATAGCCCAATCGTCTGTCAGGACATAGGTATCCAATTTAGACTGTATACACTCGTCATACACTCGCTGAATCATGTATTTACCACCAAGTTCTACGAGTGGTTTCCCTTTAAATCGTGTCGAACCAGTTCTAGCTGGTATCAGTATTGCTGTCTTTATATCCACCATGCGTTCTCCAAAGTTTTAGAAATCAAAGCAATTCGTTTCACAGTAGTGTGGAAATCTTTAAGTTTTAACATATTAGGCCCATCACTCGGTGCATTATCAGGGTCAGCATGTACCTCTAGGAAGAAGTTAGTAATACCCATACCAGCGGCAGCACAAGCAAGCCCTGTAACGTAATCCCTATTACCGCCACTTGAGTCACCATTACCGCCTGGCTGTTGGACAGCGTGAGTAGCGTCAAAGACGATAGGTACAGGATAGTGCTTATGCATATACTGCATACCAGTATAGTCAACCACCAAACGATTATATCCAAAGCTTGTTCCCCTTTCTGTAATCCACACTTCTTTCGCACCAGTAGTCTTGCTTAGAATACCACCAACATCCCATGGCGCAAGAAACTGACCTTTCTTTATGTTAACAATCTTATTCGTCTTACATGCTGCTTTTATTAAGTCTGTTTGCCTACACAGAAAAGCAGGTATTTGAAGCACATCAACAGGATATCCCATACCCACGATATCATCAATCTCAGCAACAGAATGTACGTCAGTCAATGTTTTGATATTGAGAGATTCTTTTATCTCTGCAAATGCTTCCATTGTGGTGTGCATACCAGCACCACGCTTACCATTAATGTGTGTGCGATTAGCCTTGTCGTAACTTGCTTTGAATATGTACTGAATACCATGAGAATCACATACACGTTTACACTCTGTTGCAATTTCTAGTGACTGCTCTAGCGACTCATGCTGGCAAGGCCCGGCGATAATTTTTCTTTTCATTTTCATAATGTCACTCCCCCTTCTTCTCTTTATACGGTTTTAATATATTCTCATAGATACTGTCTGCCACGTATTTCATACACATAGGCGCAACCATCAAACCAATTCTTGCTAGTTGTTCGTTCAATGTGCCTGTCAGAATATAGTCTTCTGGTAGTGTCATTAACCGCTTACTCTCTTTGGTGGTGAACACTCTATCCTCTGATGCGTGTAGATGTACCGCAAGAGAGGTTTGAAGTCCCTGTTCAGATAACGTATGTGATGCTTGATGCCATGGCACTCGTCTGGATTGAAAGAATGAGTTCTTGAGTTCTGGTACTTCTTTACCCCATTTCGCACGATGTCGTATCACCTTATCATACCACGGCTTAACCACATCATCACCCACTGATACCACTTTCTCAGGGTTCTTGGGTAGACGCTTCAACCACTTATACTTTGCACCCTTCTTCATAATCTCACATAGCTCATGCGCTTCTACCATATTCTCTTCATCATCACGCAAATCACCTATCGCATCTTCTATGGTAGGCTCTTCTTCTATTCTTGGTTCTGGATAGATTGAACTCGCAAGCATCCACGGCATATCAATCTTATCCATCACATCGTTTCGTATGGATATGATGAACACTCTCTGTCGTTTCTGTGGTACACCGTAATGAATACCATTCAGCACCTTGTATACTGTGGTGTATCCAAGTGCTTCAAAGTCTCGTACCATCTTGGTTAGGTGTTCTCTCGCATAGTCCATTGTCAGACCTTTCACGTTCTCACACACGATAACTTTGGGTTGCATTTCGCCCGCAATGCGTATTTGTTCCCAAGTCAAGTCTTCAATGTTTTTTTGTTTCATACCATATGCGGTCTTTTCCTTGTTCCAGCCTTTCTGCTTTGTTCCACTCATAGAGAATGGTGGACAAGGTGGACTGCCATCTAGTATATCCAGCTCTCCTACTTTCAGTCCTGTCATTTCCATGATTTGCTTTCCAGTAACCCGTTTGATGTCGCCACATATATGTGGTGTGTTGGGCCAGTTCTCTAGGTAGGTATTCACCGCGACCTGTTGAAACTCATTGACAAACTTACAGTCACCGCCCGCAAGTTTGTATCCAGCAGATGAACCACCACCGCCTGCGAAAAATGATATGTAACTGAATAATTTTCTATCTGATGATTGTTTTAAGTCATCAAGCGTGTATCTATAATATCTCATTTAAAAAAACCCATCCAAAGTTCCTTGTGTGCCATAACTATCGTCTATCCACCAATCAATCTTTTCTGATATGAACTTCAATGGTTCGACAAATGATTTAGTGAACTGTGTATCATAATCTATTCTGTCCTTTAAGTCAAGTTCCTTTGGAAAGGAAGTGATGAAAGAAAACGCACTTGAGGTATACACATTAGGCTGTCGTAGATGCACAAACCTAATCTTATCACCCTCTTGTATCAGAGGATATTTCTTGGTTAGTTTCTTGGTCTTGAGTAGGTGATTGTATAGTATTGCACCCTTGCAATGTATAGGCGCACCCTTGGCAAACATACCATTAGATGATGAGAACTTTTCAAGTCCATTCACACTTCTTGGATACGCAATCTCTTCTGGTGTTAGTTTCATAAAGTCACTCCGAAAGTCTTGTATGAATGTATTTAGCACTTTGCTATCCTCGTTCATTATGATCTTGAGTGCTTCTTTAATCTTGTTACGACACACCTTTGGCGTAGATGATTTGACTGCTTCGATACCCATGATCTTGAGTTTAGGTTCGTTGTATCGCACCCCCTCACTATCGTGGACATTGAGAATGTATCGTTTCTTTGCAGTCCAGATGCCCTTGTCTGCGATAACCTCACGAGACATAACCATTTTTTGTTCGTATGCGTTAGTTACCTTAGCAAGAGCTTTATAACTGTTTTCAATAAATGGTTCCAGCTTCTCTTTTGCAATCTTGTCCAAGAAATTGACAATTGTTCTAGTCTCTTTTCCCTCGCCAAACAGATTATCAACCAATCGGTCAAAAGTAATGTATACTGAATCTGTATCTGATGCAATAACATAGTCCACATGTTTTGTCTCCAATATTTTGTTCAAATAGATATTCAGGGATTTTTCAATCCACCGAATAGATAGTTGTCCTGATGTAGTAATTGCTGATGCAATCATCAAGTCATAGTATCGGAAATAGTTATTTCCGATTGCACCATAAGCTGAGTTCAGAGATATCTTTTTAGCCATCTGAATATTGTTATACTTGGATATGTCTTTCAACAGTCTTGGATTTTTGGTGTTCTCATACTCCTGTGATGCTTGTAGCATGAGTTTTTTGTATTTGGTGCGGTCATTATACATGGTTTCCATAATCTCTGGAAGAAACCCACGTTTGTCTTTACGAAAGAACGCACCATTTGGGGTCATACAATGTTCCGTTGGATTACTTGCTTTGCCTTCGAGCAACTTATCTACCAGCCCTGTTACTGGTTCACTAGGAACAAGTGTCTCTGGTGATATGTTGTACTGCATGATTAGATGGGGGTATAGTGAGTTCAAATCAAAACTCATGACCCACTTGTGCATACCTACCTGCGGTTCTTTGACATACGCACCCTCAAACTTTTCTGTTTTATTATGTGCTACCTTTTGTGGTATGACAATGTTTCTTTCACGCAGATAATTGTAGATAAGAATATCCCAATACTTTACCGAACCTAGCACATCTGTGTAGTTGACCTTAGCATCATATGCCATAGTAAGGCATAGTTCGACCAACCGCATCTTATCCTCTAGCTTATCAACAATCTCAACGTCCTGTATGTTGTATTCAATGAACGACTGATAATCTTTCTGATACCATTCGCTGAATGTTTCGTAGGGATTGCCGTCTTTTTGTTCACCAAGTTCAACAGTTGCGATATGATTAAGAGCATAGGATTCTTGTGCTGTGTATGTGAACTTACGATATAGTGCCATGAAGTCTAGAGATGCGATCCCTGCAATGTCATATGCTTGATGGGTTCTTCCCATCTTGTAGACAGATTTTTCTCGTACTGAACCCCAAGGTGACAACCGTTTTAGTTCGTCCTCACCAAACAGATTGATGATTCGATTGCATATGTAAGGTATATCAAATAACTCGGTATTCCAGCCTGTGATGATATCTGGATAGTGTCGTTCCCAGAATACAATAAACTCTTTGAGTAGATGTACTTCAGTCTCGCACTTGATATA